AACGGAATTCCGTTGAACTTTGTGGTGGCGGCGGAGGTGTAGGCCCCCATTCTTGGCCAGACTAACCAATTTCCATATGAAATTGAAGAAGGGAGCATGGCCTCCTTTTGGATGACGTCTCCGCCATCGCATGTGGAGCCAAATATGGTCATGGGTTCGAGGACGCTTGTGTGGGGTCCGTCTAGTACCCAGAATGACGGTTTGGCGTGGTCGAAGAGAACGCAGTTGAATGCGCCGTACAATGACTCACTGATTGTGATTCCCTTGCCCTTCTTTCCCATGACGGGGGTCAAGAGAGTTGCCACGTGTTCGGCAAAGTACCTACCGGGTTCAGCTATAAATTTGAATTTAGAATCAAAATTGGAAATTTCTTTGTTAATCATGGATGGCAGGGGACCTAGGTCAAACACGTTGTTTGAGGAAAACCCCCCTCCAATATCTATAATCCGTGGGTTAAACCCATGCGTCTCGGCCAAGGTTACTGCTCTACGCGCCTTGACCAGTGCCTCGACAAATGCTTCCGCGCTTGACGCCATCGAACCCACATGGAATGATATTCCAACGAGATTCAGGTTCAACCGCGAGCACATGCCAAGTAGTTCGGGCCAGTCCTCCTCCTCGGCACCGTACTTGTTCCCCAAATTACAGCGGGCTCCCGGGTCGTCTGCGCGAATACGCAACAGAACCTCCACACCCCCGTTGAGTGCAATTTTTTGGAGCTCGCACACGCTATCAAACGTGGTCCGCTTTACATTACTATTTACAGCTAGACGAATATCTTCAGATCGTTTGCACGGATTCGCGTAAATGATCCTGTCCGGACTCGCTCCTAATTTCAAAACTAAATTGAACTCCGCCGGGGTGGCGCAGTCAAAGGAAGAACCTAGATTCACCAAGTGTTGAACTAGGATTGGGTCGGGATTGCATTTCACCGCGTAATATGGAGTCACTGTAGGGAATGCCCTTTTCCACTCCTCATAGGCCTGTGTTAGTACATCGAGATCATAAACATAAAAAGAGTCAGAAGGCCTATGGGTCTTGAAGAGTTCCTGTAGAACTCCGACCCCCACCATCCAGAGGTACTTGTCCTGGAGATTTTATTTTAAAGACGAGGCCGCCTATACTAACAAGATGGCTCCTCCAATTTTCTTCATCCTCGATCGCTCCGGCTCCATGGATTCAATTCGGGATGACGTGATTGGAGGGTACAATGCATTCATTAATGATCAAAAGAATCTGACCCCGGATTCACTTGCGACCCTTTGGCAGTTTGATAATGAGATTCTAATTTCATATGAAAATATCACTATGCGCGACGCTCCTCTTTTGAGCCGTGAGACGTACTGCCCTCGTGGCGGGACTCACCTGATGGACACCCTGGGCAAGGCTCTCGATGTTCCCCCCGTGGCCGAGCCTCCTATGATCATCATCTTCACGGATGGCGAGGAGAATGGCTCCACAAAGTTTAAAAAGTCTCAAATCAAGGAGAAGATTACACAGAGGACCAGTGAGGGTTGGACCTTTGTGTATATGGGGGCGAACCAGGATTCGTTCGCTGAGGCTGGTGATATTGGAATCGCACCTGCTGCGACTCTTGATTTCGATGTGACGCGCACGCCAGACGCGTTTCGTGCGCTGTCGGCTACGGCTAGTCAGCGGGTTTAGGCTCCGTTCTCCTTCACAAGAGCATTTAGCTGAGAAGCGGCATTTGCAATGTTCTTCTTCATCTCGGCTTCATTTGCCAGAGCGTGAGATGCGTTAATTGCAGCGTGCTTGATGGCGACAACTGGGTTGGCGTTTGGCGCCGCAGCCGATCCTGCGGCGGCACCTGGAGCAGTGCCAACCATTGCCGCTGCGTTATTGCTTCCTAGCTTTCCCACTCCCGTTGCAATGGCCAAACCCACGCCAACCGCAATCATAACGGGTCCAATAACAACACCAATAAGCGCTGGCGACTTGTCCTTCTCAGCCTTGGTCTTGAGCTTGGCAAGAAATGCAGAGCCAACTGACATGCCGATGATACCAATAACAATCATCACAGCCGCGATCATATACCAGGTAGATGAGGCCACCATTTAATATTCTACAACAATTTTATTCTGTACTTGGTGCCTAGGGCTTTTTCAGTCGCCCGAGCCGCCGCCTGTAGGTTGGGCTTTGACCAAAGGAGCCACCTGGACCAAAACCCCGCCGTGTATCTACCTGCTGAACCCCACGCCTCGCGCTTGCGGTGCCTGGTAAGATACCGCTTCATACGCGTATAGTCTTTGTGTATAGTGTAATCAGAATACCCCCGTCTCCCAAAGCTCACAGACTTGCCCTCTGGGAAGACGGCCTTGAACTTGTATGGCCATCGGGCCCTGGAAACCTTTATCACGGCTTTCATTTTAAGCTAATTCTAATTGAGATATAAATCAGAAGTGCGAGAAGGAGGACCTGGAACACCGCGTATCCTGCGAGCCACGGTGTCACCACGTTGTTCTCCATAATCATATTTAAGACTTGCTTACTTATAGAGTCATCTTCATCATCAGTAGCCATGGATAGGTACCTTAATAAAAAGCCACAAATTTTAGAAACGAATTTCACGAGTATTGGTCAGTGCGTTTGCATACTCGGCAAGACTGGTATAGGAAAAACATACGCAGTGAATCGAGCCCTTGGTGGTCACTACATCGAATTAACATCTGAAATTCTGCGGAGCAAACAGGGGACAATAGACTTCCTGGAGAAACTCGAAAACACGGATACTCCTGTAGTCATAGATGAGTACGAAACCATATCAGACCTAGTAGGTCTCCGTGAAATCATACACCCTCCAACTAAGGGTAATTTCATTATTATTTCTCAAATCCCTATTGATCACAAATTTCCATTTGAAATTAAGACGTACCAATTTCCGGTACCATCAGTCGCCGACATGAAGAGGCTGTTCCCATCCGCCAGTGATCAGCTCATAGAGGAGTCAAGAGGGGATCTCCGGTACGTAATCAGAGGGCAGACGTTCGACTCCGACAAGCCTGACGAGTTCAAATCTCCACGTGAATTCATCACTGGTCTCGTTTCTAAATATTCAACCATAAATCCCATGAAGTACATAGGTCATCCCGTACAAGAGCCTGGAAATATGGTTTCAATTTTGCAGGAAAATTACGTCGATGCAAAAGGGGTGGATATAAATGCCATCGCGGATCTCATGAGCGAGGCTAATATATTTGAGAACAAAATGTATGAAGATGGCCAATGGGATCTTATGCATTATTACAATTTACTAGGCTGTATCCAACCTGCGATAGTAATAGGACATAGGCTTGATCCCGCCAAGATGCGGCCTGGGAGCACTTGGACGAAGCATCAGAATATGTGTATGCGCGAAAAGCGTTTGAATGCTATAGCACGCAGGGTTCCTCACGTGCATCTTGATCACGAGGCTCTCCTTCTCCTGAGAACACACGCTGAAAATGGAAACTTGGATATACTTCGCGAATATAGTATTGAAAGCAAGGATATTGATGTTTTAAATCACATTTCGCCCCTACGGAAACTGAATCCAAAGGTTATTAGTCAGATTAAAAAGAATCTCTAGTCCTCCTTGGTCTCTGGCACCTCATCCTCTGGGTCCTCTGGGATGGGTGCGGCCACCTCCTCCTTCTTGATGGGCTCGGGCTGGACAAGGGGGAAGCGAATGTTTGGCTTCTTATCCATAAACTTCTTGTACAGGTAGAAACCGAGAACAAGAATCACAACAATTGCCACAATGTTGAAGACGTTAAAGGGTGAGGTGCTAACAGCCTCCTGAATACGGGCACGGGAAGCGTGATCTACGACTGGGGGTACGCCGCTCATTACTAGAAAAATAGGTTTTTTGCACGGCCCCTAAGCGCACGTGACCCTAATTTCATTTCAAAATGGAGATTGACCATTTATGGTCCGCCTTTCCCAATTTCAAAGATCCTGAATTCACCGGTCGGGTGGATAAGGCGAGTGAATATCTGTGCCGTTTCTGCAACTCACCCAAGACCTTCAACGGTCAGGATGAGTGTGGGTCGATCGACCTACCGACCTGCACCACCTGCGGCGCCGTGGATGCAGAGTACATATGCGACGAGCCCGAGTGGCGGACTGGGGGTGACGACGGCGAAGCGGCCGACCCGTCCCGCTGCGGTGCGCCTGAGAACCTGGACCACTTTTCAGTGACTTGGAACATCGGCACTTTGATTCGTCAAGTGGGATTTACTGCTGGCAATTTCTCACGAGTAAATACCCTGAAGAGGCGCCAACTTCACACCAATGTCAATCACCGTGACCGCAGCCTCTTTCACGCTTACGCCGGAATGGACAAGATTGGCAAGGATGTCCTGGGGCTGACTGACAACGTCATGTACCTCGCCAAGGTCAAGTACAGGAAGTTCAACGAGAATGTCCTGACGCGCGGCGCCGTGCGCACAGGCATCAAGGCGAATTGCATCTTTCAGGCGTGTCGCGAACTTGGCGTGGCTCGCACGACACAAGAGATTGCCGAGGCGTTCGGTATTCCTTCCCGCGACATCAGTCGAACTTTCGAGATCTACCAAGAGCAGGTTCCCGAGACGGACGTGCATATCACAGGGCCATCCGACCTCGTCCCGCGCTTCTTCAACGCCATCACGCACGTGCCCGAGTCTGCAAGGGGGCGGCTCAAGTGCAGCATCATCAAGGCGTGCGATTCCCTAGAAGACTGCGTCGAGCTCATGGGCCGCACACCCAAGGCGGTTGTGTGTGCAGTTATGTACATTGTTTTGGGGAAATCGAGTTATCCAATTTCCAAGGCGGATATTTGCCGAATTTGCGATGTTTCGGGTCCGACTTTGGCCAAGATTGAAGCGATAGTTAAGGGCAAGCTGACTTAATTGTGTAATGGCCGAGCAGATTGTTCTATTCGTTAGCACTCCTTGTTACGGTGGTCTTTGTCTCCAGCAGTATGCAGAGTCCGTCCTTCGTCTCCAGCGCACAGCGGCAGCGGCAGGTATTCAGATGATGCTCGACACGACCGAGAACGAGTCCCTCGTGCATCGCGCGCGTAACCTCGCAGTGGCCCGCTTCTATCAGAAAACGCAGGCTACCCACTTCATGTTTATTGACGCCGACATTCACTTTGATCCCGAGTCGGTCATCCGTCTGGTCAAGTCTGAGCACGATATTTCAGTTGCAATTTACCCAAAGAAGTGCGTCATGTTCGACCAGGCCGAGGCGGCGGTGAAGAACGATGAGAAGAAGGATCTGGACCGCGTCAGCTCCTCTCTCGTGATGAATTTCAAGTACTCGAACACCCCTGTTCAGAATGGGTTTGCGGAGGTGCTGGACGGCCCGACTGGCTTCATGGTCGTCAAGCGCCACGTATTCACGCAGATGTTTGAGAAGTATCCCGAGCTGGAGTGCCAGAACGACCACCAGAACCGCGATCTCGAGCGGTACATTGCGGTTTTTGACTGCATGATTGACCCCGAGACGCGCCGGTACCTGTCGGAGGACTACGCCTTCTGCCGGCGCTGGCAGCAGATGGGTGGCAAGATTTACGCCGATGTTATGACCGTGCTAGGCCACGTAGGTAACATCCGGTTCCACGGAGTTCTGGAAGATAGAATTAAATCTGTCCAAGTATAAATGGGAAAAGTATATACAGGTCCATATGTGACCCTCAAGGGTAAAAAGATTGCGAAACCACTTGCGCTTATTACACAGATCAGAGATCGCATGAAAAAGGATGGTGTGCCGATGAAAAAGTGGCCACCTTATCCAATCTACGGAAATACTTCATGGATGGGTAAAAATTTCAAGACTATCTAACGGGTGTCCGCGGCATGGGTATATATCCACCATTAACGAGTTGTCTGTAAAAAGTATAAACCATTGCGGCTGGGAGCGCAATCTGGCGACGGGCTGGGTCAATTGACTCCTGGACATAAAGCCACGTGTTGTGAGCCAGATGCCTTATTTCAACGTGCTTCACACGACCATTTTCAAAATATCTAACAAATCTCATCGAGCTTCCTATGGGTATGTTTCTATTCATACTTAAACAAAGGAGACATTTAAATTGTAATGACTGTGGTACATATTGTAGCAGAGACGCGTAATAAGTCGATATGCGCCACCACTCTGCACACTATGATGAATATCCATATGGCGTGCATGATGCGCGGATTCCACCTGGATGTCCATTTTGTAAATGATAAATCAACCCTGACGAAGCTGATCAAGACTGGTGAGCGAATTATCTGGATGGAATACGGGACAAATTTGGATCAAAATTCAATTGCCAAGGCGGTTGATCCATTTGATAAGAACCTGAATGTCCTCGTATTCCCCGCCGTGAAGGAGGGGATCGACTGGCCTCGGTTTGTGGCCAAGACGAAGGAGGGTTCGACCGAGCCTGCTCACCAGCGCGGTCTGAACTTTGACACGGAGGTGGGTCGCAAGCTGGCTGACGGCCTCTACGAGTGCGCCAAGACTTCGGCTCGCGTGTGGTCCATGGACGCCAAGCCGGTCGATAAGAAGATTCGCGGAGGAAAGGTGCCTATTAAGCTTCCACTAAATAACAATGAAGAAATGTTTGATTGCCTGCGCAAGGAGGGGGTGAAGGTGGGCGTTTTGAGCACGGCCACGGTCATCTGTCACTTTGTGCATGAGTGCCTAGGTAATATCCTCGAAGCATCGGGGGTCCAGCTGAACCCCTGAAAAAAAGGTCTTGTGCCCGAACCCCAATCTCAACCTATTCAAACTTCAACCGACAAACAAATGAATCCCGTCCGTGAAGTCATCAACAAGCTTAGCATCCGCCTTAGTCAAGAGACTTGCACTACTAAGCAGGCTAACCTAGTGGCACTTATGTGGGAGCTGCACGTTATTAGCGATAACTACACTAGTTTCACCAACTCTCTTATTACCGATCTGGAGGTTGATTAACTTAGAGAATTTAAATACTAAATTAGTAATCAAAAATGGAGCTCTATATTCAGAGTGCCTGGAAATCGGCGGACGTGACGCGATTTCCAGGTCCTCAGCCGGTGTCCATTGAGCGCCGGCACTTCTCGTGGCTCAAGCGTCAGCCGTACGTCGTGTGTGAGAAGACGGACGGCGTGCGTCATCTGCTTGTTTGCCCACCGGGCTCCAAGGAGTCGCACCTTGTGAATCGCTGCTTCGCTGTGCATGTGAGCGTAAATCTAGCGGGATTTCCCAAGGACACCGTGCTTGACGGCGAGCTCGTCACCACCAAAGACGGGCGGCAGATTTTCGTGATTCACGATGCAGTTAGGGTCAAGGGGGAGGACCTGATGGCGGCGCCTTTGACGCAGCGGCTTGCGCGCGCGCATGCGGCCGTCAAGATGGTGATCAAGTCAAAGAAGGACCAGTTCGAGTTGCGCGTGAAGGCGATGATCCCACTCGAGCGCCTCTCCGAGCTCAAGCCGCTCGACCAGTTCGAGTACGAGACTGACGGCCTGGTTTTCACTCCTGTGAATGAGCCTATGCGCATGGGGACCCACGAGACGATGTTCAAGTGGAAGCCGCGCGAGCGCATCACTATAGACTTTGCTCTCTACGAGGGCAAGCGGCTCTTCGCGCAGGACAGGGGTGTGCCCTACGAGGAGGCTGAGCTGCACATGCGCAACGCGCGATCAGACATTCCGGACGGCGCCATCGTGGAGTGCGGCTACGGAGATTTAGGGTTTTTTGTGGAGAAGATCCGCACGGACAAGTCGCACGCCAACAACCGGCGCACCTACGCGCGGACTATGGTGAATATTAGGGAGGACATCAAGTACGACGAGTTCTTGGCCGCACATTAGGAGTTCCGCGTCGAGTTGTTCCTGGACGATAGTTGCCGTGAATGCTACGATAGGGTAGCATCCGTAAAATTGCAGTTGCTGGTACATTCACCTGAGTCGTCAGGGCGGACATGGCGGCGGCGCGGCGTGCTGGCCGACGCAGCTTCTCTCTTAGGAGATTTTTTGCGTGTTTTATAGCCCACGCCTCGAATTGATTTTTCTCTCCACGAAAATTTATGTTGTTATAACGAAGAACCGTTCCATTGCCAAGCACTTGTCCATTCCCGTTATATTTATGAATTAGTCTCGCATTTAGATGGGCTCTATTATTACGAAGCTCCCGAAGTCTATTCGTCTTATTCTCAACAGTTCCACCGATATGTCCAAACTCTTGTCTAAACATCATGTTGTTATAAGGGCTTCTCCTGTTAAAGACCATTCCACGCAGCATATGGAGTCTGGCGCGAAGCCCTGGGAGATTGCGTTCTAGCGCGGCAATCTCTTTATTTATATGGTATAAATTTTTAGCTTCATTTACGGTCAAAATAGCACCGGGGAGCCGGTTGGGTTTTAGAGTCAGTGGCATTTATATTTACAAACAAAATTATGGGCGATACAGGGCCATGTAAAAAGGACCCTTTCGTGGGGGCTCATTCAGCTCGGACACCGTGTCGTCGTCTTTTATGTACCACTTTCCGTACCTCTTGACTGCTATAGCATAGTGACCACCGAACATCATACCTGAATGTAGTACAACTGCAAATAGTTTTCGGTCATGAATTTCATTTGGAATTTCAATTGGAAATTTACGCGAGTACATGGAGAAGGTGAAGCACAGGATCTTAGGCCACTTGGTGACGCGCCGCCCTATAGCAGCCACGTTATGCTTCTTCCCTGTATCATCTATGTAGTCTGAAATACCAACGTGTTTTTCACGCTCTTTCAAAAGGGTCACTAAATCCGTTTCTGAATTTACATCCAAAATTAGTGTAGTAAAAATTTCAGGTCTCTTTGAGACTCCACCCGGATACACGGTCTCTTGGACTTCTTCACCGTTAAATATATCTGTGACTAGGTCCTTACCCAGTGATTGCTCTAGTACATCAATTAGGCATACTATAACCTCTTGAGCATCGTGCTGACCCCCGTCGTCAAAGGCAGAAAATTTGGTTTTGAACACGGCCAGCAAGTCCCGAGGATCAACAGGATCATACTTTCCAGATAAGAACAACTGCTTAGCCACCTTCTGATACTCGCGCGTTATCTCACAAGGTCCCTCATAGTCATTCAAAAAGAGATGGCGGGAAAGAGCGGGAACATGTGCAAGACATTGAACAGCAGTGTTAAAATAACAAGTGTTGCCAAGGTTGAAAAGCCCACGCATCCTCTTAGAGGGAATGGCACCTTAACTTTTAAGAACAAAATGGAATACGAACTTTACCACAAGTGGGAACCTGTGATTAACAAGTACAAGAATTCCCCCAACACCGAGCTTGAGATCCGTTTCGGCCGTCCGGCCGCCAAGAAGTTCGACACGAATGTTGGCAAGGAGGCTTTCGAAAAGGCTCTGAAGGCTCTCGAGGCGTACAAGGGGTGGGAGACAGCCACGCACAAGAAATATGACGTGTATTACTTCGACGAGGGCAAGCGTCTTCAGATTGATGAGGAGACTGAAGAGCGAGATTCGGTCGTGAAGAAGCGCGTCGTGGTTGATGACTTCCCCCTCGAAGGAATGCCTTTCGACGTGCGCCTGGGGGTCTCCACTGAGGTCCCCTTCGAGTACGATGGCGAGACGGCGGCCGATCAGAAGACCAAGGAGCGTTGGTCTTTTGTGCGGAAGAACCTGTCCATCGACATGTCCAAGATTCAGGGCAACCCTGACGACCCGGACTGTGACGATGATATGACTTACCAAATTGAGATGGAAATTATTAACCCTACACTAGTGGATTCGCGCGACACTTGTTTCAATTTGATTTATAAAATCTTCGACCTCATGAAGTGCGTTTGATGGGGCCCACTGCTGGACCTAGAGGCTTGGCCTTGGGCTTGGGTGCCTTGGCCTTGACGTGGTTGATCCACAGAGATCTGTATTTGTCATTCACGCCAATCTTCTTCAGATTTTCCCATGAATAGCCCTTGTTTGGATTGTACGCAACACCCAGACGATTCATGTTATTCACGAGACTTTCGAACTTATTTTCCATCGGAATCGTCTTGCGCTTCTTCACTGGGGTGCCTGCTGGCGCCTTCTTCTGCGACGCGTTCTTGACCTTGGGTGACAGCTTCGGCACTTCAAACTTGAAGTTACGAGGGGGGTTCCACGCTGGTATGTGCTTTATCTCGCCTGTAATGACATTCTCCACATTGCGTGCAATTCTGCCCTCCTTTGGTATCTGGGCGTTTATCCACCCCATGACCGCCGCCTTGGCGTTCTTCTTCGTCTTGGCAACTAGTCCCGTCTGCACCAGGATCTTCTTGAACGAATTCCTCATGTTTGCTGGTACCCAGTTGGGAACGACCGCCTTGGCCTCGAGCTTGGCTAACGTAATCTTGTTTTGAGCCTTCTTCTTGAACTCCTTTGTGAGAGATCTCCAGACGGCATCCACCTGAGTCTTGACGGGCTTGCCGCGAGCACCTACATTCACCTTGCCCATGGCCTTCTTGAGTCTCTCGAGATTGGATGGACTTGGTGCCAGGTTACCCATTCGCATTGCCAGCTCCAATTCCAAAGCAAAATTGTTATTGATACTCGAAGAGGCGCTGCTTGAGGCGCTGCCCGAGGCGCTGCCACCCCGGGCTACAGGTGAAGCGCGGCGGGCCGGCCCAGCCACTGCACGCGCCGCCTTGGTGTTCAGAAGGAACTGGTATCGGTTCTTGGCCAATTTAGTTTTGAAATTAGAATACTCATTTGCAGTGAGATAAGCCTGGGCTATGGCATTCTGCTCTGGCACCTTCAGAGTGGAAAACTGACGAGTTCTGGAAGCCTTATTGGCATAGTTTCGGCGCACTGTGCCGTTGGACAGGAAGGTGTGCTTGACACCCCCCATCGTCACGTTAATAGGCTGAACTTTAGGAGCTAATTTGCGTTCAAATTCAGCACGGATTTCAGACACCTTCATCTTTTCCGTGACGCGTGGGAGCTCCAGATTACCCGCCATCTCCACAAGTGCATTCTTATTGTAGCGTTCGAGCTGCTTGCCATTGATGCGGAGATGCTTGTCCTTCCCGAGGTTGATCACAGGCCCACCTGCCGAAGCCGCTCCTAAATTTGCATTTGAAATTTTGAACAGTTTCTTGAGGTGAGCTGGAACGTTAATTCCAGCTGAAGAATAGGCCTTTATGACTGTCTTTTTGGCCGCGGCCTTCCCGCCTGGTATCTGGTACCACGCTGGACGCCCCTGCTTATCGGGCCTGACGTAGTATCCGTTGCGGCTCTGGTTGTTCCAGCCTGATGGGCCGGCAGCCTTGGGGGCTTTGCCGCGAATCGCCTCGATCTGTGCATTGGTGATTCCAAGCTTATTGATGACATTTCGTGGGATATTCACGCCGACATTGGCGTACGCCTTTATGACCTTGGCTCGCACGAGCGACTTATTTGCAGGGATGGCGTAGAAGCGTGCCTTGCCGTTTGGACCTGGGCGAACGTAGTAGTTGTTTCTCGTGGCTGACCAGCTGCCAGCCGGCGAATACCGCGCCTCGGCCATGGCCACACGCTTTTCCTCCTTCTTGGGCTTTTTCAGCTCGGGCCGCTCGCGCTGGCCGGAGAACAGCGTCCCACGCATCTCTGTTACGAGCGCTTTGAAAGCACGAGGGCCAAGTTCAGGATTGACCAGGGTCGAGCACAGAATTGTGCCGTTTCCATAGATGTTCAGAGCCACCTTGTAAGCGCCGATTTCGGTCGAGACGGAGACACCCGTCTTGAACTTGCGGTTCTCGATATTCGCCCCAGCTTCAGTGAGTTTGAATTTCGAGCTCGGCGCACCTGCGGCGCCTCCATAGAAGTGCGCCATGGCAATCTGGGGATAATTCTTGAAGAAGCTGCCTTCAATGTGGCTGCGGATCTTTGCCGTGTCGATATTGCGATTACAGTAGAAGCGGCTGGCGGTGTTGGTTATGGCGGTTTTATCCATGAGCTCGTCGAATTGCCCCTTGAAATAATCCTTGGCGAGCAGGCGAACGACGCGCTGCCAAGTGCCCGTCGTGTTGATGACGATAGACCCAGACTTGTAAATAAAGACTGTTGCAGTTTGCTGTGGGTTGATCATCATGTAATTGAGCTTGATGGAGCGCACTGTACCGTCTATTTCGCCAACTGCAGCTTTGGTCAGCGTTTCGCGGTAGTGAGGTTTGGCGCCTATGTGCTGAAACCCTTCTATCTCGGTCACCATGTAGTTGGCGCCTCTCGCCATGAATGCCAAATCAGCCAGTTTAGGATTGGTCACGCGCGTTGAGATGGCGCTCGTGAATACCTTGGGTTTCGAAAGGGCATAATCAGATCCAACTTTATTGGAATATATTTCACGTCCCTTTCGCCGCCTGAAAGCAGCCTGAATTAGTGCAGCTTGCGCATCGCGCACGCTCATTAATATGCATCAACAATATTATTTGTTTCAATCTTGATATCAACACCGAATACGAAGGGCTGAGCCGAGTATGAGCGCTCCTTGTACATCTTTGTATCCGTGCGGACCTCGAGCTCCTTGGCGCTGAACGGTCCTGCGTAAAAGTCTGGGTTGAACTTGAACTTTCCGAGGTTGTTCTCTTGGCAGTGCTGGTTGAACGCAGCCACGAAGAGCTTCTGTGGGCAGAACAGGTCCTGACCGTACTCGAGCTTCTCGCAAGCCAGGAAGTTCTGGAGAGCGTTTGTGACCATCGCCACCTGGCTCTGGACGGACTTGAAGTAGGGTGGCAGAACGTTCCAAATGTCCTTGTCGGAGTACTTGTTCGCATAATCCAGGTAAGCCCTGACGCACTTGCACAGGATGGCGGGGATCTCCTTGTCGAGCTTCTGATCCAGGTGAGGGTCGGCGTCCGCCACCTGCTTGGCGAAATTCACAGTCACGAGGCGGCGCAGCACCGAACCAGAGTTGTCCTTCCAGTTGGGAACCTCGTTACCAGCCAGGATTCCGGGCGTCTTCCACTGCAGACTCACGGCATTCTTGAACTTGCGCGCGATACTCAGGTCCTCACCTGAAACCAGGGACTGGAACTCAGCCTGCTCCAGCTGCAAATCACCCTTGACCTCAGGACTAATAAACATGAAACCGTCATGAATTGAGTCCAGACCAAACTTCTTCTCGATATTGTTCGACAGGGTCTTGACGTCGCTCGTCTCGTAAAACTTCTTGCAAATCTTGGTGATAATTGTTGATTTGCCGGACCGGGCGATACCCTTGAGGAAAGGGATCACCTGCCAGCCGTCCAGGTCATTCACGTCGAAACACAGACGGCCGCACATCACGTAGATCCACTTGCACACCTCGTCGCCAAACTTCTGATAGTCCAGGACGCGCTGCATGTGGGGCGTGGGGATGTTGTACCAGTCTGGAATGTCGTCGTACGGGTTGAAATCCTGCTCGAAAAACTTGGAGCTCACGATGGTGGGGTCGAGCTGGCCAAACTCCTTGCTTTCGTAGGGGTAAAACTTGATGGTGTTGCACTGCTTCTCCTCGTCCCAGTTCTTGCCGATCAGCAGGCCGTTGGTGAAAGACCAAGAGTGACGGTTCTTCTTGATCTCGGGGAACTGGTAGTCTTTGCAGGCTGTGAGATGCTTAATGACGTCAGACACGGTGTTGCCCTTGGAGGTGAGATTCTTCCACATCTCATAGTTGGTTTCCTTCTGAGTCTCGTCATAGACAAAGTCCTTGATCTCCTTGATGGGTTTCCAGGCGCGCGTGGCGTGGCCGGTCGGTGACAGGATCTGCTCGCAGCACTGATCGCGGTAACGGTTGTACTTCTCGTCATAGGCCCGGCCCAGAAGGTACAGCAGGAGAGTCTGGTACGAAGACTTGTCCTCGTCCTCCTCGGGACAGGGCTCGACGAACTCGGCCTGAGTCGGGAAATTCACAATGGCGTAATTGTCCTGCCAGGCCCGCCACATGGAGAACATGTTCTTCCAGTAGCGAGAAAGACGGTTGATACGACGAATAATAATGGTTTCATTTTCAGCAATATCCTTGGTTGGCGAGCGTTCGATCTTCAGGTGGATGGCCTGGGCCCGCATGGCCCGGCACAGGTACATGAAGTTCTCCTTGCGCTGTTTAATCTGGCCATCCAGTTTTTTCAAATCAAAATTAATAGGGTACCCTTCGGCGTTCTTCTCCTGGTTGGGGGGAAGGAGGATATAGCGCCAGGCGATCTCAGGTACGGTAAGATTGCCTGCAGCTTTCAGCTTGATTTCGTGCTCACGATATTCAAGCTCGTATTCAAGTTCTTGACGACTCCACTGGCACACAGCCAAACTGTTGTACCGGTTTCGAATCTCCTCCAGATGCTCAGGCGACACATCTTTCTCGATCGTAAGTGGAGTTGTCATTGTATTATTAGGGTTTCATTTTTTTAAGCCTCCTGGACTGAGGTTGGCGCTGCGCATCCGCATTTTTGGCTTGAAATTGCCGACAGAATTTTCACCAGAATTTTGTTCTGCATGGCGAGGGCATCGGCGATTTTCTCGGTGGAGTCCTTCATGCTGACCAGTGCCGTTGCAATGGTCTCGCCCTCCTCAGTGGAGAGGAAGGAGCCCAGGAGATCCATCATATCGGCACCATCCTCCATCTCATCGTCATCCAGGTCCAGCTCCTCGTCCTCGGGAATATCGGGCTCAGGGGTGGCAGTGTGGCGGGAAGACATATAATTTTGAACCAGAAAATGAATTGCTCTTGTGGGCGCGATTGTCTGGAATTTTTTTCTTGGGGTATATCAAAATGGCGGGTGGTCTTATGCAGCTGGTTGCTTACGGTGCTCAGGATGTCTATCTTACCGGTCAGCCCAAGGTGACCTTCTTCCAGGCGGTGTACAAGCGCCACACGAACTTCGCGATGGAGAACATTCAGCAGACGGTGAACGGCTCCGCTGGCAACAGCGGCCGTGTGTCCGTGACCATCGCCCGCAACGGCGACCTGGTCGGCAACATGTACGTTGCCCTGACGCCCATTACCCCAACCTTCTCCAACCTGACGTCCAACAACAACACGACCGACACTTGCTGGATCGCCGAGCGTGCGATCGCCGCAGTGGAGCTGACCATCGGTGGCCAGCGCATCGACAAGCACTACCAGACCTGGTTCCGTCTGTACGCCGAGACCTTCCTGGGTGAGTCCGACAAGATTGCCTACGGCAAGATGACCTCGGCCTCTGCCCTGGCAG